TACAGGGCCGGGAAGCGCGGGGAGCCTATGCCAGAGGTGCCTGCAGCTATTCGAGCACTATGTGCGTGGCGGTACTACCTGGGCGCGAAGGGGATCAATTGAGCCGCCGCAGCGTGGACTTCGCGTTCATCCGCCCTGAACACATGGCGGTGCATGAGCGCCTGGCGAACTGGTCGCGCTGGTGCCGCTCAGGCGCGGCGCAACATGGGACGCACCCGATGTTCAACCAATACCGTTCTGCCGAGCATTGGGATGACGCATCAGCAACGTTGCCAATTGACACGCAAGACGCGGCCAAGGCCGAGCAGCAAGTCGCCAAGCTCATCAAGCCGCAATGCGCATCCATCCGCTGGTGGTATGTCTTCTTCTGGGTTCACCCCAAGAAGGTCGCCGCTGCTCAGAACGTCAACCAACAAACCTTGAGCGAGCTAATCCACGCCGCCAGGGATGTGCTTGCGCACATCAAAAAGTGATGCTAGAGTGCGCGCACACCCGGACGCGCATACGCAAGAAGCGGGACAAGACCTTTAGGCGGCGCTGCTGTCTGCGGGTCTTGTCGGCGTCATCCAAGAGCCTCCCCACAAAGGAGGCTTTTTGCATTCCAGAGGCAAAAGTGGACTACGACATCCTTGGTTCAGAACGCCGTAGGGCATGGGCTGAATACGTTGCAGATGAGCAATCACAGCCATTTCCTGAGCCAATGACTCCTGAAGAGGCATTCGACACTGGGTGGGAAATGGCTTGCAATGTCATTGCTGCCGCTCTACGTGCAGTAGACCGGATTGGCGCCAAAGCCACTTTGGATCGCACATCGAATTGACGCAATCCAGAAACGGATAATCCGCATGGAACCCGTAAAAAAAACGGCAGGTATCGGTAAAGGCACCGCCGGACCAGGCCGCCCCAAAGGCATCCCCAACAAGGCCACGCAAAGCGTCAAGGAGGCGATTGCGCTCGCCGCCAAGGGGTTAGGTGGGGTGGACAGGCTGATCGCCTGGGCGCAGGAAGATCCGGCCAATGAGCGGGCGTTCTGGGCGACGATCTACACCAAGCTCGTGCCGACTGACATCAGCGCAGCGGTGAGTGTTGACGGTCAGTTGTCCATTCGCGTCGTGCACGAGTGACTGAGGTAGTTGCCAAGTTCCCTGCCAAGCTCAAGCCGCTATTCCAGCCCGCCCGCTATGTCGTGGCCCGTGGTGGCCGCGGCTCCGGGAAGTCCTGGGGATTTGCTCGCGCGCTGCTCATCATGGCGGCGGGCAAGCCGCTGCGGGTGCTGTGTACGCGGGAAGTGCAGAAATCCATCCAGCAGTCTGTCCACCAACTGCTGTCCGATCAGATCCTGGCGCTCGGCCTGGGATCGTTCTATGAAGTCCTGGCGACTGAGATTCGGGGCCGCAATGGTTCCGCCTTCCACTTCGGGGGCCTGAGCGATCAGACAGCCGAAAGTCTCAAGTCGTTTGAAGGCTGCGACATCTGCTGGTGCGAGGAAGCTCAGGCAATCACAAAGCGCTCGTGGGACATCCTGATCCCGACGATTCGTAAGCCTGGCTCGGCCATTTGGGTATCGTTCAACCCGCAGCTTGAGTCCGACGAGACATACCGGCGCTTTGTGTCTGAGCCGCCGCCTGATTGCGTCAGCATCGAGCTCAACTACAGCGACAACCCGTATTTCCCTGAAGTGCTGGAAAAAGAACGCCAGCACGCGCAGGCGACGATGAAGCCGGAGGACTACGGCCACATCTGGGAAGGCAAATGCAAGCCGGCTGTCGAAGGGGCGATCTACTTCGATCAGATGAGCGACGCGGCCTCGCGCATCGTGAATGTCATGCACGATGGCTTGCTGAAGACGCACCTTGTGTGGGATTTGGGCTACAACGATTCAATGGCCATCGCACTGGTGCAGAAAGTCAGCAGCGAGGTTCGGGTAGTTCACTACATCGAAGGCACTCAGCGCACGCTGGCCGACTACAGCGCCGAGTTGAAGGCGCTCAGGCTAGACGATCAGCCGATCAACTGGGGCCAGTGCTACCTGCCGCACGACGGCTTTGCCAAGCGGCACCAGACGGGCAAGTCTGACTCGCAGGTGATGCAGGGCCTTGGCTGGGATGTGCGGCAAACGCCATCGTGGGATGTGGAGTCAGGCATTGGCCGGGCGAGGGAATTGTTCCCGCGCGTCTACTTCCACAAGGACAGGGCCGCGCGCCTGGTGGAATGCTTGAAGCGGTATCGGCGCAACATCAGTCAGAAGACTGGCGAACCTGGGGCGCCGCTGCACGACGAGTTTTCGCATGGCGCAGATTGTTTTAGGTATTTGTCGCTTAACGCCGACGACATGAGCAATGAGTCCTGGGGCGGCGTCCTCAAGTATCCGAAGCTGAGTACAGCATGAGCGAAGAACTGTTGACTGCCGGCCAATTGCGCATCTGCGTTGATCGGCACAAGGAATTGGCTGTGGAGCATTTGGCGCAGATTGAAGATCTGGAGAACAGGTGCAGCAAGGCAATCAATGAGCGCAGGAAAGCCGAGGAGCGGATGGCGCGCTTGCAAGCCCAACTTGAGTTGGCGCAGGCAAGAGTCAAGGTTATGCGGCAGGACATCAAGGACTGCCTAGATCACATTGGTGATTGGGGCGCGCCTTTCCCTACGTTGAGCGAAGACTACGAGGCGCTGCATGGCTGACTGGCAGCACCTTGCAGAATATTTGGCGCAGGAAGCTCAGAGGTCTTTGGCGTGGCTTTCGGCCCTTGAGCGTGAGAAGCGCTCGGCTGGCCTCGACTTCGCGGCAGATTGCCTTAAGCGCGACATCGCAATGATCAAGGCTGCGATCCAGGGTGTGTCGGACGGCAAGCTCTAAACACAGAACACAGGCATCGCCGCGAGGCGACCCAGCATGGCAAAGAAGCTCAACGACGACGAACTCGGCGCGATCACAGACGCCGAGATGCGCATGGCCGTTGGCTATTGGTCCGGCAAGCTCGCACAGCAGCGCCAGAAGGCGATGGCGTACTACCTCGGCGAGCCGGTGCTGGATCTGTCGCCACCTGAGATTGAGGGCCGCTCGGCTGTCGTGTCGCCGGATGTGCGCAACACCATCGAGTCGATGCTGCCGCAGTTGATGGTGAAGTTTGCGGGCAGTGAGAACGTCGTCGAGTTCGAGGCGCGCAAGCCTGGCGATGAGCAGAAGGCCGAGCAGGCGACGGACTACATCAACTACATCTATCACGTTCGCAACCCCGGCGAACGGCTGACGTATGTCTGGATGAAAGACGCGCTGCTGTCGAAAAACGGCATCATCAAGGTGTGGTGGGACACCCGGGGCGAGGAAACGCGCGAGGAGTACAAGGGCCTCGATGACGTTGAGTTGGCGCAGATCGCTGATGACGACGACTTGCAGATCATCGATCAGACGAAGTATCCCGACGAGGACGACGAGAAGCAGCGCCAGAAGGCCATCGAGCAGCTGACGGAGCAGTTGAAGCAGGCGCAGGCGGCCGCTCAACAGCCGATGCAGCAGCCAGGCCAGCCGCCGCAGCCCAACCAGCAGGCCATGCAGGCTGTGCAGCAGTTGACGCAGCAAATCGAAGGCATCAAGTCGCAGCCGAAGAAGTTCGTCTATGACGTAGGCGTCAAGCGCAGCAGCGGCGAGGGCCGCATCTGTGTGGACAACGTGCCGCCCGAGGAATTCCTCATCTCTCGCAAGGCGAAGTCCATCAAAGACGCCCCGTTCTGCGGCCACCGGGTAGCTCGCACGATGAGCGAGTTGCGCTCAATGGGCTACTCCGAGGCTGATCTGAAGAACGTCGGCTCGGGTGACGATCAGTCCGTCGCGTTCAATATGGAGCGCGTCCAGCGTTTGAGCTGGGACGATGAACTGGCCTCGACGCCGGTTGACATGAACACTTCGGACGAGTCGCAGCGCGTCGTGTGGGTGACGGAAGCCTATATCCGCGTCGATGCAGATGGCGACGGTATAGCTGAATTGCGTCGCGTGGTGCTGGCCGGGAACACGATCCTCGAAGACGAGATCGTTGACTGCGCGCCGTTCGTGTCGATCACGCCAGTTCCGATGCCGCACAAATTCTTTGGCCTGTCTATCGCTGACCTGGCGATGGAGTCGCAGAAGATCCGCACGAACATCCTGCGCGGCCAACTCGACAATATGTACCTCGCCATCAACGGCAGGCACTTCGCTGTCGAAGGCCAGGTCAACCTCGATGACTTGCTCACCTCACGCCCCGGTGGTGTGGTGCGGGTGAAGCGCCCCGACGCAGTTGGCAGGCTGGATCAGGGCATCGGCGACCCGGGCGGCTCCGCGCAGATGATGGAGTACATGCACGGGTTCCTTGAAGACTCCACGGGCTGGAGCAGGAACAGTGCAGGCACCGACACGAACGCGCTGAACTCCAACGCGACTGCGACGCAGGCGACGATTGTCACGAACAAGGCCGACATGAGGTTGGACCTCATCGCGCGCAATTTCGCTGAAGGGTTTGTCGAGCTGTTCCGAATGATGCTGAAGCTCACGGCTCAGTATCAGGACAAAGACGATGTGATCAAGCTGCGCGGCAATTGGGTGCCGATCAACCCGCGCGAGTGGCGCGATGGGTTCGACATGCAGATCAACGTGGGCCTTGGCACAGGCTCGAAAGATCAGCAAGTCGCGCACATGATGGCCCTGCTTGCACAGCAGCAGTTCGGGCTTCAGGTGGGCACAGCTAACCCCGAAAACGTGTATCAAGCCCAGAAGGAGTTGGCGAAGTTCATGGGCTACCGCTCGGCCGACAAGTTCTTCACCGATCCGTCCAAAGCACCACCGAAGCCGCCGCCGCCGAACCCCGATCAGATCAAAGCGCAGTCTGCGATGCAGATCGCGCAGATGCAGCAGCAGGCTGAAGCTCAGAAAGTTCAAGCGCAGCTGCAAGCGGACATGCAGAAGTTCCAGATTGAGCAGCAGAACCGCATGCAAGAGCTTCAAGCTGAGCAGCAGGCCAAGCTCGCCGAGATTGACGCGCAGTTCAAGCTCCAGGCCAGCAACGATCAACGCGACGCGCAGCGGGCTCAGATCCAGGCGCAGTACGACGCTGAGATCCAGCGGCAACGCATGGAGTCAGAGGCTCAGGCGGCGCAAATCAAGGCTGAGATTGAGAAGTACAAGGCCGACTTGGCATCACAGACGCAGTTGGCAATTGCCGGCATGTCAGTGCCCCCGCCTGTCGATACATCGCAGCAAGATCAGGCGCTGACGCAGATGCTGATGCACCTCAACGCACCGGTTGAAATCGTGCGCGACCAGACAGGGCGCGCGGTTGGGGCGCGGAAGGTGATAAAGCAATGAGCTTCGCGCTTCTCGCATCAGCCAAGATCAATGGCGCGACGGGTGGGACAACCGCCGGCATCAACACCACTGGCGCGAAGCTCATCGTCATCCATGCGGGCTATGCCGCGACGATCACGATCAGCGACAGCAAGGGCAATACTTGGACGCCGGCAACCGCTGCTGGCTTGTCCCCGAACGCGCAGTTCTTCTACTGCAACAACCCGACAGTCGGCACGGGCCACACGTTCACGATCGCCGGCGCTGGGACTGTCTCAAGCATCGTCGTCTCGGCATGGTCCGTCACGGGCACGGCATCGCTTGACTCGCAGGGCTCGGCCGGCAATCCGCCAGGCGTTGCGAACAGCCAATTCAGCACCGTCTCGTTCACTCCGACGACGAACAACTGCCTTCTGATTGGGGGCTGCGCCTTCAGTTCCGGCGGCTTCGTCTCCGGCTTCACGCCGGGCAGTGGCTGGACATCAATCGACGCTCAGGATTACGTCAGCGGCACCAGCTACGGCAGCAGTCAGGTCTATAAGATCCAGACGACGGCAACCGCCGTCCCGACCAGTGAGCATCCTGCCTCATGGGGCACGATAACCGGCGCGACGTACACCGGCATCGCGTTCAGCGAGGGAACATCTAACACCCTGACGATTACGACGCCTGTGCCATTTAAGGTGTTCCAGCGCTCTGGTTCTACCGGCAGCATCACGGTAACAGGCACCTACACCGGCACGCCGACTGCCATCGAGGCGAGCTTCAACGGGGGTGCTTACTCCACCATCGTGGCGTCACCCTCTGGCGGCACGTTCAGCGGCACGCTGTCTGCTCAGGCGCAAGGCCAGGGCACGCTGACGGTGCGGTTCACGAACGATGTGACGGCCACGGCTTCGGTCGCCACTATCGGCATCGGTGATGTCTTCGTGGTGGCTGGTGACTCGATCAGCGAGGGCCGAGGCACCAACCCGCAGAGCTACACGCACGCCACGCTCAAAGCAGCCAAGTTCACGCAAGCCAATGCTTGGGGCGACGGTGTTGACGGTATCGACACCGGCACCAGCGCGGGCTCGCATTGGCCGCTGCTGGCGACGCAGATAATGGCAAGCCAGGGCGTCCCGGTTGCGTTCATCTCCTGCGGGACTGGTGGGACTGACGTTGCTGGCTCGAACAACTCCTGGGCCAAGCCGAACGCCGACTATTCTGGGTTGACGACGCAGGTCACGAACTCGGGCGTCAACGCGGTTAAGGGGTGTCTTTTCCACCTCGGGCCGAATGCTGTCGTCAACGCTTCGACGCTCTCGCTGGCGACGTACCGCACGGCCCTGGACACGCTCACTGCGAACCTCGCTGCTGACGTAGCTGGGGCTCCTAAGCTCAACATCGGCCTGTTCGGTGATATGACGACGGGCACGCCCCCGGATCGTCGCTCGGCCATCGACAACATCCGGGGGGCCATCGTCCAGGGCTGGGGCGCGAACGCCAACATCAAGCCCGGCCCGGTGCTCATCGAGCAACTCTACAGCGATGGCGTGCATCCCATCTCCGATGCCGAGTTGGCGGTGGTGGCGAAGCGCTGGTGGGTCGCTCTGCAAGAGACTTACTACGGCGGCTCTGGCGGGCGTGGCCCGCGCCTATCGTCCGCGCAGTGGAATGCCGGCCGCAACATCCTGACTGTCACGTTCGACCGCAGCCTGAAGACGGGCTTGGTGTTCTCCACGGCGCCGTGGATCGTCAAGGACAACACCACGACGATGACCATCAGCGGCATCGCGTACCACGGGACCAATCCTGCGGCGCTGGTGTTCACGATGTCTGCCGCTGCGACTGGCGCGAGCAACACCACCACGCTGACCTTCGCATCATCGAACGATGCCGTCAGCCAGGTGGTGCCGCTCTCCACCGACATCGCCATGGCATCGGGCGCCGCGGTCCAGATCCCGGCCGAGCCGATCTATGCGGCTGCGGTGTCCGAGGCCAACCTGGCCAGCATCTCGATCACGTTGACGACCAACGGCACGACGCCTGCTGCGAGTCTGACGGGCCTCAAGTGGGCATGGTTCGATCAGATCACGCCGGACTTGTTCGTGGCGCCCACTGACAAGGGCTCTGTCGGCTCGACGAACAGTTCAGGCGTCCTGGCCCTGACGCTGCCGAACAGCACCAAGACCTCGGGGCAAATCGGCTGGTTGGTGGTGACGAACTCTGATGGCACGACGACTCAAAGCCCTGCCCACAAGGCATTCAGCGGGCCGGTGGCGGTGGTCTGATGGCTGAGATCTTCAGCGCACAGCGGGCCGCTGGAGTCGCAATCTATGGGGACGGCTCAAGCGGCACCACTGTCGGCTTCACCACCAGCATCATCGGCAACAGCAGTCTGACGCCGCAGGTCGGGGTGTCGATGCACTGGAGCTGGTTTCCGCTGGGGCGCCTGGGCAACTTGGCCGGCATCACGCCGATTGAAGGCGTCACGGTGTCGGACAGCAGCGGCCAGATCACGGCGACGGGCATGTCTGCTGGTGCTGGGCTGATCCTCATCAGGGCGAATGGAAGCAGCGCGACAACTGACGATGTGTATTACGAGGCAGGGACCGCAGCATGATGCTGCGGCAGTTGAATCAGGTAGTCGGTGGAGAACGACTACTCGGCTCGCCATATGTCTTCAGCATCGGGGCTGGTGACGACGAACCCAAGCGCAAGCGCCGCCGCATCGTCAAAGTCGGCGGTGAACTCGTCATCACGACAAGCGACGCGGTTGTCGCTGCTGCGCTGAACGATGGCCCGGCTGAGACAACGGAGTCGATACCAATCAAGGCCATCAAGGCGCAGGCCAAGGCGTTCAAGCAGACGGCCGACATGAGCGCAATGCTCAAGGCCCAGCAGTACGAACAGGCCATTGAACTGTACAAGGCCCTGGTGGCGCAGGACGAAGAAGACGTTGAACTCTTGCTGATGAACCTATGAAGATCGAGCAACGCATCTACAACGGCGACAGGGCGCGCGAAGTCCTCGAAAACGAGGCATTCGTCGAAGCCTTCAACGCCATCGAAACCGAGGTGATCGAGCAATGGAAATCTTCACCGGCAAGAGACGCGGCAGGCCGCGAAAGCATGTGGACGTACCTGATGCTGCTGTCCAAGCTCAAGGCGCAACTGACGCAAACCCTGGAAACGGGCAAGTTGGCGCAGATGGAGTTGCAGCACAAGCGGACGCTCGCCGAGCGCGTGAAAAGCGCGATGTTCTGAACATGATGCGGCAACTCACGGGGGCGTCAGTCCTCATCCGCAGATGATGCCCGCCGTGGGACTGCCGGCGTAGTTTGCAGTCCGTTGGCCTAACGCAGTGATGCGCTGGCATGGAGTGGAATTTGGACAATCCGGGAACGGAACCCAGCGGTGCGCTTGACGTCAACCAAGCGGGAAGCCTCTTTTCTTCGATGCTCGACGGCTCACCCGATGAGCCGCAGACACTGAAGTTGAGGGAGAAGGCGGCTGATCCTGAAGCCGCGCAGCCTGTCGATACCGAAATCGAGGCAAAGGCAGACGCTGCCGAGCCCGAGACTGAGGCGACGGAAGACGATCCGACAGTCACCATCCGCGTCGATGGCAAGGATGTCGAGGTCAAACTTTCGGAGCTGAAGAACGGCTATCAGCGGCAGGCTGACTACACGCGCAAGACGATGGAAGTCTCGGAGACGCGCAAAGCGGCCGAGGCGCAGATCACTCAAGCGCAGCAGGAGCGCCTTGCTTACGCGCAGAACTTGCAGCGACTGCAAGTCCAGGCGGAAGCGGCGCTGCAAGACCAACAACGGATCGACTGGAAGGCGCTACTTGACGCTGACCCGGTGGAGTACCTGAAGCAGCAGCACCTGGCGCAATCCAGACAAGCCGCGCTGCAACAAGTCTATGCCGAGCAGAACAAGTTGGCGGCTATCGCTCAGGCCGAGCAAGCCAACACGCTTCAAGCCCACATCAAGCAGCAGCATGACGAACTCATTGCCAAGCTGCCAACGTGGAAAGACGCGGCGAAGGCTGAGGCCGAAAAGAATGCTCTTCGTGACTACCTCTTAGCTGAGGGGTACGACAAGCAATCTGTCTCCAACATCACGGACGCTAAGGCTGTCCTTCTCGCGCGCAAGGCGATGCTCTATGACCAGATGGTCGCCAAAGCCAATGTCGCCGCCAAGAAGGTCGACGCACTCCCCACGAAGACGCTCAAGCCGGGCGTCGGACAGGCTCCAAATCTGGACCGCCGTTCGGCGGCATTCCAGCGACTGAGCAAGTCGGGGAGCGTCGAAGACGCAGCCGCAGTGTTCTCGTCCCTTCTTTGAACCTAATGCCGCGAGGCACCGGAGCTATCAATGACTGCACCTACTGGAACCTTCCTCACCACTGCCGCAATCGGCAACCGTGAGGATCTGACTGACCTGATCTACCGGATCAGCCCCACCGCCACCCCGTTCATGAACCTGGCCGCCAAGGGCAAGGCGACGAACACGCTGCACGAGTGGCAAACCCAAGACCTGGCGACCGCTGCGGCGAATGCGCAGGCCGAAGGCGATGACCTGACTGCGAAAACCGTGACGGTGACAACCCGTCTGGCCTCGCGCACGCAGATCAGCGCCAAGAAGGTGATCGTCTCGAACACTCAGCAGGCCATGAACCCCGCTGGCCGCAAGGACGAACTCGGCTACCAACTGTCTTTGGCCTCGCTCGAACTGAAGCGCGACATGGAATTCGGCTTGACTCAGAATCAGGTCGGCACGTCCTCGCCGCGCAAGGTCAAGGGCCTGCCGTGCTGGGTGAGTGACAACGTGGACGCTGGCGCCGGCTATGCGGCCTCTGTCTACACCACGACGGACGGCACGACCAACACCGACGGCACGCAGATCGCGTTCACTGAGGCGCGCCTCAAGAACGTGCTTCAGAAGTGCTTCACGGCTGGTGGTGAGCCGGACACGATCCTGCTGCCGCCGGCGGCCAAGCAGACGTTCTCCAGCTTTACCGGCAACGCCACTCGCCTGGACAAGTCGGAAGATGCGAAGCTGTACGCATCCGTCGATGTGTACGTCAGCGACTTCGGCGAAATCAAGGCGGTGCCGAGCCGCTTCCAGCGCACCCGCGATGTGTTCGTCCTCCAGTCGGACAAGTGGGCGATTTCGTACCTGCGCCCGTTCTCGACCATCGAACTGGCGCAGACCGGCGACGCTCTGCAGCGCGAGATCGTTGTTGAGTACGCGCTGGAGGCTCGCGCTCCGAAGGCCAACGGCGGCATCTACGACAACCTGTGATAACCGGGGGGGCTTCGGCCCCTCCTAACCGGAGACACACATGGGTGTTCAACTCGTCCAAAACGCCGACAACTCTGTCGGACTCGTCGGCGACGCTACGGGCGGGCAAGGTGGCTTTGTCACCGTGTCCATCCCCTACACGGCGTCGTTCGCTTCCACTTCCATCATGACGGCCGATCGTGCGTATGTCGTCAAGGCCATCCGTGGCTCTGTCGACGTAGCGGGTACTGGTGGTGCTTGCACCTTCAGCATCTACAACACGCCGAGCGGCACGGCTGGTGCGTCGGGTACGGTGATGCACACCGGCACTTACAACGTCGCGGGCACTGCCAACACGCAGCAGACGCTGACGCTTGCGACAACCACGGCCGCCGTGGGCCTTGCTGCGGGCAACCGCATCTATGTGGCCCTG